CCCGTGCAGGTGCTTCGGGTGGTTCATTTACCTCTAACGCCGATGTCAGTACTGATCCATTCGGTAGCGGCACCGCTGCTGATTCAGCAGCCCTCGCCGGCGGTATGGAAGTTGAAGTGGCAGAAAAACTCGGTGGTATCGTGAACCACGGTTTCCGCGAGATGGCATTCACCATCGAACGAGTTGCTGTTGAAGCAAAGACTCGTGCCCTCAAGGCTCAGTACACCACTGAACTCGCTCAAGACCTCAAGGCCGTTCACGGACTTGATGCTGAAAGCGAACTCGCTAACATCCTCTCGACTGAAATCCTCGCAGAAATCAACCGAGAAGTTATTCGTCGAATCTACTTCAACGCCAAACTTGGCGCTAGAAACGCAGATCTTACCTTCGCATCCGCCGGTGCCAAGGTCGGTATCACCGGTGATGGTGTGTTCCGCACCTCGCACGTTAGAGCAGGACTCACTGGTGGTATCTATGATGTCAACCGTGATGCTGACGGACGTTGGAGTGCAGAACGCTTCCGTGGACTCATGTTCCAGATCGAACGTGAAGCCAACGCGATTGCTAAGGAAACTCGACGCGGTAAGGGTAACTTCATCATCTGCTCGTCTGATGTTGCTTCTGCCCTCGCAATGGGTGGATTCCTCAACATCTCACCAGCCCTTAACGTCAGCCTTAATGTTGACGATACTGGCAACACCTTCGCTGGTGTTCTCAATGGTAAGATGAAGGTTTACATTGATCCCTACGCTGGATCACGAAACTTCATCTGCGTAGGTTACAGAGGTTCTAGTCCCTACGATGCTGGTATGTTCTACTGCCCCTACGTTCCACTACAGATGGTTCGTGCGGTTGGTGAGGATACCTTCCAGCCTCGTATCGGGTTCAAGACCCGTTACGGAATGGTTGCCAACCCCTTCGTTGGAGGCTTCGGTTCTAATGGGCAGATCGATGTCACTGGTATTAACCAGTACTATCGTATCTTCGAAGTTCTTAACCTCCACGGTCAGAACCAGGCTCTTAATCACCCCGCTGAGCCTTGAATTTAATTCTAAGGTAGCATAAATTCACAGCCCTCCTCATGGGGGGCTGTGTTTTTTTATATACATACTTTATTGGGAGAATAATATGTCAGGAAATGCACCCGACGCAGTAAACTATTTGAAGAGTAACAGTTTCAAGTTCACACTGAACAAGATTCCTAATACTAATTTCTATATCCAACAAGCCAATATTCCCGATACAACTGTTGACTACCCAGAAACCAAATCAACATACGCCGAGCCTGTTTTCAATACAGGAGGTAGAATAACTTATGGTGAACTATCTCTATCTTTTATTGTCGATGAAGATCTGAAAAACTATCTAGAGATATTTAACTGGATTCGTGGTGAAGTGCCTAAAGACAACCTACCAGTAGATGATCTTACCCCATACGAAGATGGATCTCTAATAATTCTTAATAACTCTTATAGGCCTAATATCAAAGTAGCATTTCAAAAAATGTTTCCAATAAGTATTGATTCTATTAACTTTGATTTGACAACTACTGATCCAGACCCTATAATAGTATCTACTCAGTTTAAGTTTAATAGTATGGACTTCTCTACAGTATGAACCTGAATGATATTCGTGAGATGGTCAGCAAAGACCTAGAGATGGATCGAACCGAATTGGATATCGAGTCCATCAAAACACCCCAACTTCACAATAAGTATCTTATCTTATTCACGGATGAGACGTTGTTGTTTAAGAAGATGCAGGCAGAGTATAAGACACTCCGCAAAGATAAGTGGCTATATTACACTGGTAAGATGGGCGATGAAGAACTAAAGCAAAGAAACTGGGAGCCGTTTCCTCTCAATGTTCTTCGTGCTGATACTGATCAGTTCATTGAATCTGATCGTGAACTGATCATCCAGTCCCATCGTCTTGCCCTACAGGAAGAAAAGGTCAAGTATCTCGAAGGGGTAGTAAAGATCATCAACAACCGACAGTGGTATATTCGATCTGCAATCGACTGGGCTAAATTTTCTAACGGCGGATAACTCATACATATAGTGTATGAGTGATATTTCTGTTCTACATTTAGATTCCGTATATGTAAAATTGGATTGTGAAAGGTGGATAGCAAAAGAGTTATCTGACTTCTTCACGTTCAAAGTGCCAAATCATGAGTTCAGTCCTGCTTATAAAAAGAAGCAGTGGGACGGCACTATCAAATTATTCAACCTATACAAGCAGACTATCTACCGAGGTTTACTGGATTACGTCATTCAGTTCGCTAAGGATAGAAAATATACTATCCAGTTAGAGGAAACGCTGAAGGACTCTCTACCGTCCTCAGAGTTCTCTCAGAGCGACGTTACGGAGTTTATTGACTCTCTGTCCATCGTAGCAAATAATAAAGCAATTAAACCACACTTACATCAAGTGAATGCTATTCAGCACGCATTGAATACCAAGAGATGTCTCCTGCTGTCTCCTACTGCGTCTGGGAAGTCGCTGATCATCTATACTCTAATGCGTTACTATATGGAAGTGCTGCCCCCAGATAAGAAGTTGTTGATTATTGTTCCAACCACAGGTCTTGTATCACAGATGCTTGAAGACTTCAAAGACTACTCATCGAATGATGATTGGGATTGTATGTCCAACTGCCATCAAGTATTCAGTGGTCAGTCGAAAGAAACAGATAAGAGAATTATTATATCAACTTGGCAGAGTTTGTATCAAATGCCAAAAGAATATTTTTCAAAATTCGGTTGTGTGTTTGGTGATGAATGCCACTTATTTAAAGCCAAATCACTATCGACTCTAATGTCGAATCTAGATGACTGCTACTATCGAATAGGAACTACAGGCACACTCGACGGAACACAGACACACAAACTCGTAATCGAAGGACTCTTTGGTAGAGTGTTTCAGGTTACGACAACCAAGAACTTAATGGATAAGAAACTTCTCTCAACTTTAAGTATTAACTGCCTTACGTTGCAGTATACTAAAGACGAGAAGGAGTTTATGAAGAGAAAAAAATATCAGGATGAAATAGAATGGATTGTTACTCATGAAAAGAGAAACCAGTTTATTGCCGAACTAACCAACAGGTTAAAGGGTAATACTCTAGTCCTCTTCAACTATGTGGAGAAGCACGGGAAACCGTTGTATGAATTGATTAGTCAAGGAGATAAAGAGACTTTCCTCATACACGGAGCAACAGATGTCATACAACGGGAAGAGATTCGCAAGATCGTTGATAGGAAAACTAACTCGGTTCTGGTCGCGTCTTACGGAACCTGCTCTACTGGCATTAATATTAGGAATATTGATAACATTGTTTTCGCTAGCCCTTCTAAATCTGTTGTAAGAGTTCTTCAAAGTATAGGCAGAGGACTAAGAAAATCAGATAGGAAACAGAAAGTAAAGTTGTTTGATCTTTCAGATGATCTCTCCATAGGAAAATACGAAAATCATACTTTCCGACATCTTGGAGAGAGAATCAAAATATATACTAATGAGAAGTTTGATTATGAGATATCGAAAATTCATATAAGGAGATGATTATGACTGATGAGATTACGAGCAGAATCATCCGATTGAAAAATGGAGATGATGTGATAGCAAAGATAGTAAAGTCAGATCGAAAGAAATTGACTCTACAGAAACCCTTCTTATTCAGAACACAATCAGTAATCGATCCAATGAGCGGCATGAAGAAAGATGTTACCATGCTTCAGAGTTGGACTGCGTTTGCTGATGGTGATGAGATTACAATTCAGCAAGAGAGTATTCTTGCGTTTCTAAACCCCACAGGGGAAACAGAAAAACTCTACACCATAGAAAAGAAGAGAGAGGAAGAACTTAAAAAGAAGAGAAGCGTAATAAACTACGATGATGAGACAAATCCAAATTCAACTCCACCAAAGAATCCGTTAAGTGATTTATTTGATGTAAACAAAAACGTAGATGATGCCATGAAGAAGATGTATGACGAATTGGCAGATCAACTTGATGGTGTAGATGGACTTGATGATTTAGACGATGATGAGATGCAAGAGTTTATTGTAATGACTCTAATGATTCCACCCGAGATGCTCAAGAAAATGTTAGATCAGGGTATTATTAAACCTGATCAGATGTCTGAGTTTTTATTCGAGAACATGAACTCAGAAAAAATATCAGAAGAATACACTGGGGATGATAAGACTCACCCAGACTTTGGCAATAGACTGACTGATTGGAGTTCGGATATCGACGACTATCTCAAATAATTTGGAGACCAAATGGATAAAGAAGTCTTGCTCCTCAACGCTTCTGAAGAAGTATTAAATGTAATCGATTGGAAAAAAGCAGTTGCTCTGGTAGAGTCTGGGAAGGCTGTTCAGCCTTATTCATTCTCGAAAACATATAAAATCAAGACACCTAAAGGCACATATCCATTACCAGTCGCTTTAATTTTACTTAGATATGTTTTGAGTCCACATCAATCCCACTTACCTACTAGGAAGAATATTTTCAAAAGAGATAAATGGACTTGTCAATACTGTGGAATAAAAACAAAAAATAGTAAGAACCTTACAATCGATCATGTAACACCTAGATCTAGAGGCGGAGATTCTTCTTGGACGAATTTGACAACTTCTTGCGCACCTTGTAATTCTAAAAAAGGAAATAAGAAACCTAAAGAATGTAACATGCCTCTTCTTAGTAAACCAAGAAAACCAAAACACTTAGAAATGCAGTTAGCCGCAGTCACTGTCGAATTGTTGAAGTTGTGGGATCGTTGGATCCCTCCCACCTAGTATATCCGGTGTTTCTAGAGGGTTTCTTTTTCGTCTTCACAAGTGAAATTATATGGGTAAACCCAAAACTGTCAAGGATAAACTTGACAAAAACTAAATCGAGTGTATAGTATGTTCAAAGGATGTGATTCATGGCCAAGAAGAAAAGTACAAATCATTATATCGATAACAAATTGTTCTTCGTGAAAATGTCTGAGTGGAAAGAAAAAGTAGTTCTTGCAGAAAGTAATGGTGATCCAAAACCTCCAATGACAGAGTATATTGGGGAATGCTTTATCAAGATTGCAACTAATCTTGCCCTTAAACCTAACTTTATGAACTATCCTTTTGTTGAAGAAATGATTGGAGATGCAATTGAGAACTGTATATTATATGCACATAATTTCAATCCAGAAAAGTCAAAGAATCCTTTCTCATATTTTACACAAATTATTTACTATGCCTTTCTTAGGCGTATTGAGAAAGAAAAGAAGCAGTCATACGTTAAGTTTAAGATGATCGAAGAAGGTGATCATGGTGGACATATTCATAAGTGGTTCAAGGAGAACTACTTTGACAAGAATCCAGATCAAGCAATGAAAGATTTCTTTCAGTTAAATGATAATGACTTAAAGAAGTTTGAGCCTAAAAAGAGTAAGAAGAAAACTCAAGCCGGCTTGACTTCATGTTTTGAGGATGTAAATGAAGATAGCAATAATAAATGATACCCATTGGGGCGCAAGATCAGATAGTCAAATATTTATAGATTACTTCACGGACTTTTTTCGTGAACAGTTTTTTCCATACCTGAAGAAGAACAACATTGATACTGTTCTTCATTTAGGTGATCTTATGGACAGACGAAAGTTTGTCAACTTCAATACACTGAACAGTGTTCGTAACCAGTTCATGGAGCCTTTTCTTCGTGAAGGTATTACTGTTCATTGTATTGTAGGTAATCACGATACGTTCTATAAGAACACTAACGATTTGAATTCTGTTAATGAGTTGTTCGGTGATCGTTACTCGAACTTCTTTATATATCAGCAACCTGTCGATCTAGAATTTGATGGCGTAAAAGTTGGTATGGTTCCGTGGGTAAACAGCGAGAATCGTGAGAAGACTTTAGAGTATCTAAAGAACACGAAGAGTAACATTATCTGTGGTCACTTTGAACTGAATGGTTACGAGGTGATGAGAGGACTGCCGTTCGATGGTGGGATGTCTGACGAATGTCTGAGGAGATTTGACATGGTTCTGTCTGGTCACTTCCACAGCCGTAGTGTCCAGAACAACGTGACGTATCTTGGTACGCAGTATCAGATTACCTTTAGTGATCTAAATGATAGAAAAGGCTTTCATGTATTTGACACAGAGACGCGAGACTTAGAGTTTATCGAGAACCCGAGAAAGAAGTTCTTCAAGATCTCATATGATGATAGCCAAAACTTTGACATCGGCAAATTCCCATTCAGTGAATATAAAAATGCCTATGTTAAGTTGTTCGTTGACAACAAAACTAAACCATATTTGTTTGACAGATTCTTAGACAACCTGTATGATGTACCAGTATCTAACGTGACAGTAGTAGAAGACTACGGTGACGAAGATGGGCTAGAAGAGGATGTTGATCTATCTTTGGATACTGTTTCGATCATATCTAATGAAGTAAATGATATGAAAGAACTAAACGAAGAGCAGAAGACTAAGTTAAAATTAATGATTCGTGATTTGTATATGGAGTCGTTGTCTGTATGATTGAATTTAAAACTGTCCGATTCAAGAACTTCGGTTCTTTCGGAAACTATTTCACAGAAATATATCTCGACAAATATTCTATGGTTCTGGTGTCAGGATCGAACGGACAGGGTAAGTCTTTTGCCCTGCTTGATTCTATTACATTCGGTCTGTTTGGTAAGCCGTTTCGTAAGGTAAACATTCCTCAGTTAGTAAACAGCATTAACCAGAAGCACTGCGTTGTTGAGGTCGAGTTCTCAATTGGAAAAGATGATTATAAAGTTCGTCGTGGTTTGGCACCCAAGATCTTTGAGATCTTTAAGAACGATGTAATGCTACATCAGGATGCCAAGGCGAAGGACTATCAACGAATGCTTGAAGAACAGATCTTGAAAATGAACTACAAGTCATTTACTCAGGTGGTGATTCTTGGTAGTTCATCATTCGTTCCTTTCATGCAGTTGCCTGCCGCAGACCGCAGAGAAGTGATCGAGGATATTCTAGATATTCAGATTTTCTCCACAATGAATACACTTATGAAAAGTAAATATTCTGAAGTGAAGGAAAGTATTGGCATTATAGATCAAAGGATCGAAGTGATTGTCGAGAAGGTTTCTGTTCATAAAAAGATGATCGAGACTCTACAGAAACAAAACGAAGACAACCTCGAAGTGATCATGACTGACATTAAGAATACAGAAGATAATATCACAGAGTTAGAGTCTTCTATTGACGCTCTACAGACAGAAGTTGATAGTCTGTTGCTTGGTCTGTCGGAGCAAGATGAAACTAAGAAGACGTTCCGCGAACTAACGAAGAAGTTGAATCAGACAGAGCAGATGTTAACTCGGTTAGAGAAAGAGATGAAGTTCTACACAGAGAACGATAACTGCTCGACTTGTCGTCAGCCAATCGCCGAGGATCACAAGAACAAAATCTGTTCACTGATTGAGGAAGAGAAGCAAGATAAGAATAAAATTCGAGTTGATCATGAAACAAGCATAGATGCTGTGGAGAAGAAGTTAGATGAGTATTCAGAAACACTCGGTCGAATTCGTGAGAAAGAAAAGGAAATTAGTAACCACAACACGACGATCCGAGCCAATCAAAGTTACATCACGAAGAATCAAAAAGAGTATAGTAGGCTCATGTCCATCGACAAAGAGAACCTCAAAGAGAAGGACATTCTTAAGAATCTTGCGAGGGAAGGCAAAGAACAAGTAGAGAAGCAGCAGGAACTCAAAGAAGAGAAAGTTCTTGGTGAGTATGCAATGGCACTATTAAAGGACAGTGGGATCAAATCTAAGATCATCCGACACTACCTTCCTACCATGAACAAACTTATTAACAAGTATCTAACTGTTATGGATTTCTTTGCCCAGTTCAATCTAGATGAAAACTTCAATGAAACTATCAAGTCTAGACATCGAGATGACTTTAGTTATATGAGTTTCAGTGAAGGAGAAAAACTTAGGATCGACTTAGCAATACTACTAACATGGCGAGAAATTGCTAGGTTGAAGAACAGTGCTAACACTAACTTACTAATTCTTGACGAGGTGTTTGATTCATCTTTAGATTCAGGGGGTACAGACGAGTTTATGAAACTACTTCATAACTTAGGCTCTCGATGTAATGTTTATATTATTAGTCATAAGGCAGATCAGTTAGCAGATAAGTTTAATAACATGATGGTATTCAATAAGAAGAATAACTTTAGTAAGTTGAAAATAGTATGAGTCTATTCACACAGACAGCAGAAGACTACTTAGACTTGATCCCTTACTGGAAGGATACTCTCCCCCCTCCCGTTGTAGAGGAGCATGAGGGATTCCTCATCGTCCGTGACGATCTCATAGGTGGTGGATCGAAGATGCGATTCGCAGATCACCTGATTCGTTCACAGCCCGAGATCAAAGAGTGGGTATATGGCAGTTCACCTGCCACTGGTTATGCCCAAATCTCATTGGCACATCTGTGTACTAAATACTTTAAGAAGGCAGTTGTTTTCATGGCAGATCGTGCTGTGGAAAAACGACATCCTTACCAGTTGCAAGCGATTGAAGCGGGTGCTATAATGCACTGGGTTCCAAACGGAATGCTGAGTGTAACAGAAAAACGAGCAAGAGATTATGTATCAGATAGCCCTACATCTCGCAGACTGTTACCAATTGGTTTTGACCACCCCACAGTCATCGCGTCGATCATTCGTGTTGCACAATCTATGGATGTTACACCCACTGAGGTTTGGACTGTTGGTTCTTCAGGAACTCTTACGAGAGGATTACAACTCGCTTGGTCCAACGCCGAGTTTCACTGTGTGCGTGTGGGACATAGCGGCGAATACGGAAAGGCGAAGTTGTACAAATCAAAGTATGCCTTCAACAAAGCAACCAAAGTGTTGCCCCCATTCCCGTCAGCACCAACCTACGACGCAAAAGCGTGGGAGTTCATATTAGATCATGCGTCACCTGGCGCACTTTTTTGGAATGTAGGATCGTGAATATACCTTATCAGCGTAATGATCACATCATCAACAGCGATGTGAATGTAAACTTCGAAGACCTCCTAGAGATGACACCCGATCAATTTAAGGATTGGGTGATTCAACTTCGTGCAGAGTTAACTGCCGCATGGGACACATACGGCTGTCCTCCCCGAACAGGAAAGAACGAAGAGGATATGATTACGGCATTCAATCGTATGTCTGAGTTTCCCGTTCATGAATTTGAGTTTGATGACGAGTTGTCTGATACGCCTAAAGAAGTTATCATTAATAAATCACGACTCGGTGTCGAGGTCGATCAGTTCTTTGATAACATGTTCAAGACTCGTATCAACTATACCGAGAAGGACAACGGATACTCGATCTATGATCTCGTAGCGAACCCTGACTACCTTGAGAGAGTCTATAAAGGATCATTGAGACACTTTCGACGAGATTCGTTCTACAGCCACGCCCTTTCTACCATCAAGAACGATACAAAGCACTCTGTTGTCAATGTAGATAACGGCGAAGATTGGATTCTGACTTTCTTTGATTATCCAGACATGTTCAAGGGAAAAGATTTTCTATTAGAGCAGGTCAAAATCCGAGAGGGATTGAATAGTGGATACTTTCAATTGGAGCAGTCAGACATTCTTCAACTAACGAAGGATCAAGTTGAGGCGATGCGAGACCGTCTAGAGTATCGTCATCACTCGACGTTTGATATCGAAAATATGGATGATGATCATGTCTATGCTATTCGTTTGTATGATAAAGGTAAGAAGATTTTTCCTGGCGGGTTCAAATCTTTTCGCATCGGTTACATTCAACCCGCAGTAAACTTCCCTCCAATGACTGCGAAATATCTCTATGAAAAATTCACCGATCATATCAAAGACCGACAAATCAAGATCTATGATCCTAGCAGTGGTTGGGGTGGTAGGATACTTGGTGCTATGGCTATCCGTGATGACCGCACTGTACATTACATCGGCACCGACCCCAATCCAGATAATTTTTATTCTGATATGGATTCTAGATATTCTAATGTCGCGGATTTTTATAACACCAAGACATACAGATCAAATCCATTCTTCTCTAGCACCAACACCCACGAAGTCTTCCAACTAGGATCCGAGGAGATACGACATAATGAAGATTTTCAAAGACACCGAGGCGAAATTGACTTGGTATTTACTTCACCTCCTTATTTTAATCGAGAGGCTTATAGTGAAGATGAAAACCAGAGTTACAAAAAGTATGGTTCATCGTATGAATCGTGGCGAGACGGATTCCTAAAGCCTACTCTCGAAACTGCCGTTGAGTGGTTGCGACCTGGCGGATATCTTCTCTGGAATATTGCCGACATTTTGGTGAGCGGAAAATACTTACCTCTGGAGCAGGATTCAAAGGACATACTACTTGACAACGGAATGATTTATAGATACACTATGAAGATGGCCCTAGAAGGGATGCCAGGTCAGAACCGCGTCGGTGAAGATGGTAAGCCCAAGTGTAAGAACTTTTGTCAAGTGAAAGGAAAGTATCTCAAATACGAACCAGTATTTGTATTCTTTAAGCCTAATGAAGACGAGTCAAGATAATTTAGCGTCCGTTCTCGACCTGATGACTGATCGGTATATCGAGAATTTGAGACAGGGTACGTCTACGCAGAAGCCCAAGGTAACAGGTTTGGTCAAGGCATATAAGCCAACTAAAAGAGACATGAAAGAATTGGTTGATCAATATGCCTCTTTGGTTGACGAGATTGAATCTGCTCTCGACGGAGACGAAGATCTTCGAGAGGCTTGGGACTTTCTTTCGAAGACGAAGTTGAATCACCTGATTTCTTTTGCCACTCTTGTTAGAGACTTCTTAGAGACCAACAGTAAGATTACTCGCCGTAAGCGAGCAAAGTCTGCCTCTGTTCAGGTAAAAAAAATGAAGTTCAAAGAAGAGTGCGATGGAGTAAAGTCCATCAATCCCGAAGAAATCATTGGATCTAAGATTCTTGTGTGCTATAATTGTAAACAGAACAAGATGTTCTGGTATGAAAGCGACACAGGATTTGAAGTGAAAGGTACTACGATTCAGAATTTTGATCCCGATAAATCATACGGTAAAAATTTCGGTCGTTCCAAGATGAGCCTACAAGACATTGCCATTACTGGAGTGCGAGCGATAAAGCAAGAAATTGATAAACTGAAGAACAAGAATCTAGAAGTCACTGGTCGCGTGAGCAGTGACGTAGTTCTAATTAAAGTTTCAAATTCAAAGTGATTGGAACCCCGTGATACTCCTTGATAATAGTCAGATTATTCTGGCAAGCATTTTCCAGTCAATCAAATATAATCCAAACATAGATGATGATTTTATACGTCATCTCGTCCTCAATACATACCGCATGTATCGTTCTAAGTTTTCGGATCATGGCGAACTTGTTATCTGTAATGATGCAGGTGGACCTTGGCGTCGTGGTGTCTTTGAACACTACAAGGCTGCTCGTAAGAAGCAGCAGAAGGACTCTAGCGTCGATTGGAGTTCAATCTATGACTCCTTGACCAGTATTCGTAACGAAGTACGCGATAACTTACCATATAAGAATTTGACTGTGGATGCATGTGAAGCCGATGATATCATTGCGGTTCTTACTGCTCGGTTTCATCAGCAGGAAAAGATCATGATCATTTCTGGTGACAAAGATTTTCAGCAGTTGCAAGTATATCCAGGCGTGAATCAGTACAGTCCAATTCAAAAGAAGATGTTGGTATGTGATCGTCCCGACTCCTTTCTCTTCAATCATATTATGAAGGGTGATGTGAGTGACGGTGTTCCAAACATTCTGTCTGATGACGATACGTTTGTGGTAGAAGGAAAGCGACAGAAGCCAATGAACGCAAAGGCGAAGACTCGCGTTCGTGAAGTTATTGATGGATTTGAGGTTGACGAAACGATCTCAAGGAACTATGATAGGAACAGACAGTTGATTGACTTCAACTATATTCCGTCTGATGTGGTTGAAAGAATCAATGAAAATTACGACACACAAGAGATTGCGTCACGGAGTGGCCTTCTCGATTACTTTATTCAAAAAGGATTGAAGAATCTAATGGAAAGCATCGGAGACTTTTAATGTCTAGGGACTACAGAAAGCCTAAGAAAAGATCTTGGGCAGAAGACTATGAAGAAGATGGTACTCGCGGTGTTCGTCGTGAACAACGTAAGGGTAAGAGAAAACAAGACAAGAAAATGCTTCGTGATCTTATGAATGATAGTAATAAATTTGATGATTATGCAGAAGACCTTGAACAAGGAGATTGGTGAATATGATGACTAAAACTAAGACCGTCCTATCGGAAAAGACCCTGGCGATTCTAAAGAACTTTGCTGGGATCAACTCTAACATTCTAATCAAGCCTGGTAATACTCTTACCACTGTTTCTCCCATGAAGAACATCATGGCTGAAGCAGAGATCGAAGAGGATTTTGACCGAGAGATCGCTATCTGGGATCTGAATCAGTTCCTTGGAACGATCAGTCTCTTCGATAATCCAACATTCGAGTTTGAGGAGAACCATGTTATGATCTCGGGAAAAAATGGATCTAGCGTTCGCTACTTCTACTCCGCTCCCAATCTTATTACTACACCAAGTAAGAAGATCACGATGCCAGATTCTGTCGTTGATTTTGAACTTCGACAGCGGGATCTTGTTGAACTCCAGAAGGCTGCTGCTGTTCTTGGACTTGCTGATCTTTGTGTTCAGACTGAGGGTGAAACTCTTATGATGACCGCTGTTGACAAGAAGGCAAACAACAGTTCTAACTCGTATTCGATTGATCTCGGAGAACTATCGACCGATTCTCCTGACTTTAAGTTCTTCTTCAAGGTTGAGAACCTTAAGATGATCGGTGGTGATTACGATGTATCAATCGCCAAGCAGGTTGTCAGTCACTTTGTCCACCGAACTTCTGGTGTCCAGTACTGGATCGCCCTTGAGTCGGATTCTGTGTACAATGGATGAATTTCTCTGGGTAGAAAAGTATCGTCCGAAGACGATCGGAGATTGCATTCTCCCTGACTCGATCAAGTCCACCTTTAAGCAGATGGTAGACTCTGGGGAAACTCAGAATCTGCTTCTCTGCGGTGGGCCTGGTTGCGGAAAGACGACTGTTGCAAGGGCCCTCTGCCATGAAATGGACAGTGAGTTTATGATGATCAACTGTTCGGAAGATGGAAACATCGACACACTCCGAACAACGATTCGCAACTTTGCAAGCACGGTATCGATGACTGGTGGAAAGAAGGTTGTCATTCTCGATGAGTTTGATTACTCCAATCCCCAGTCTACTCAGCCTGCTCTTCGTGGATTCATTGAAGAGTTCTCTAAGAACTGTCGGTTCATTCTTACTTGTAACTATAAGAACAGGATCATCGAACCACTTCACTCACGATGTACCGTTGTTGAGTTCAAGATTCCAATGGATCAACGACCAAAAATGGCATCTCAGATCTACGATCGAATCTCTACGATTCTCAAGAACGAAAATGTTCCGTATGATGACGAGGTTATTGCCAAGTTGATCATGAAGCACTTCCCAGACATTCGTCGAATTCTGAACGAACTTCAACGATACTCGGTCGGTGGTAAGATTGATGTTGGTATTCTTTCCGAGTTGGGTGATATCAGTGTTAAGCAGTTGATCTCGTCGATGAAAGTAAAAGAGTTCGGCAAGGTTCGTAGTTGGGTTGTTGAACATCTCGATAACGATCAGTCACAGATCTTCCGTAAAATTTATGATGGTTTGTATGATCACATCAAACCACATTCTATTCCTGAAGCCGTTCTGATTCTTGCAGAGTATCAGTACAAGTCGGCTTTCGTTGCCGACCATGAGATTAACATGGTGGCGTGTCTTACAGAACTTATGATGAGGTGTGAATTCAAATGAAAATGATGATTCCTACACGGGGTAAGGTTGTTCTTTCGCGGGAAACCAAAGGAGAACAAACTACAGAACAGGGTATTGTGTACTCAGAAAAGCAGATGGACTATTGGATCCGAGGTCAAGTTATGGCGATCGGTGAGGGTAAGATGCATCCTAGTGGTCGTATTCGTGAGGCTGAGTTTTCGGTGGGGGATATTGTGATCTACGATATGCGAAAGGTTAATGGATACGATGCATTTGATATTGTAGACTTTGATGATGTTATCGGAGTAATTAGTGAATCTGAGTGAGATTCTAAACTCTATTAATCATAACAAAGAGAACATACTCCGATCTCGGGATGATCGAGAGGAGAGATCGTATGCTCCTTTTATCATTAACAAGTCTCTTTCGTATTTCCCTGACACGATTTTCTTGTCTAACGCTGTGAACGCCATCCCCAATATGGACAAGAGAATGCATTATGAGTATTTTCTGCATTCAGTTCGTAAGAGAAAGCGTTTCAGTAAGTGGCAAAAGAAAGAGATGGATCCCAAAATCTCTTGGGTTATGGAGTATTATGATGTATCTCGTAGAAAAGCCGAAGAGTATATTTCTTTAATGACTGAAGATCAGTTGATTCAGATACGAGATCGTACCACATACGGGGATAAAAATAGTTAAAACCTACATATTGTGTTTAATATGGAGGTTACATGGAACATATAGAATTATCGATCGACGATTTGGTAGAAATCACTCTGAAGGAAGAAGACGACTTTCTTAAAGTGAGAGAAACTCTTACCAGAATTGGTGTGTCGTCTCGCACAGAAAACAAATTATATCAGTCGTGTCATATTTTACATAAACGCGGTAAGTATTATATTGTTCATTTTAAAGAACTTTTTTCTTTGGATGGACTACCTACTGATATAAGCGAAACCGATATAGGTAGAAGAAATACAATCACTTCTCTATTAGAAGAATGGGATCTTCTTTCTATCGTGATCCCCGAAAAGGTAAAACAACCAAAAGTTTCACTTGCACAAATCAAAATTATTTCCTATAATGATAAAAAAGATTGGGAAATGATACCTAAATATCATATAGGTAGACGAAAGTAAAAAAAAAGGAATATTCATTATGTCAAAAATTGTGGTAAAATTTCCAACTAGATCCCGTCCAGAAAAATTCAAGAGTGTTCTACAGAAGTATATCGCCTTCCTTTCTGGGAAGCACGATATCCGTTTCGTTATTACGATGGATGAAGACGATACTTCTATGAACACTCCAGAGATCAAAGAGTGGTTGGACTCATTGGACATTGATCTCAAGTACAACTATGGACAATCAAAGACTAAGATTGAGGCATGTAATGCCGATCTTGAAGGCGAAGATGGTGACATCATCGTTCTTATCAGTGATGACATGGTTCCCTGTTTAGAGGGATGGGATGATATCATTGCTCAGGGTTTCAATCAACTCTTTCCCGACTATTGCGGTTCCATTAAATTCAATGATGGACTTCGTGGACCAGAAGATCTGTTGATGACATTGCCAGTCCTTGGTTTCCCTTTGTACAAGGCAATGGGACATCTGTATCACCCTGATTATACATCAATATACTGCGACACAGAAATGACTGCGTTGTTTGCTAAGATGGATATCTTGGCTGTTTCTCCTACATGTATTATTCGACATGCTTGGCTGCCAGGAGATCATCCTGATGCTGATGCTCTCCATCAAAGAAATGAGAATGCAGAGATGTATGCGAAAGATGGAGCAATCTATCAGGAGCGAATGAAAAATGATTTTGATATGAACTCAGTGAAGGAGCGTCTAGATGCCCAAAGAACCGTCGAAAATAAAACTTAGTATTCTAATACTCTCGATTCCTTCGAGACTCGAAAAATATACCGTCTTACAAAATAAATTGCTCGAACAGATTGGTGACAGAGAAGACGTAGAAGTTCTTTCTTTCATTGATAATAAGTCTTTTCATATCTACGAAAAGAGAAATGTTCTATTGAACGCTGCTCGGGGAAGTCATCTCTGTTGGCTTGATGACGACGATGATGTGGAAGACAATTATATTTCTTGTTTGACTGATATCATCGAGAATGATCCTTCGTGGGATGTGATTTCTTTCAATCAAAATGCCTATCTTAACGGTAAGCACGCTCGTATTTTTTGTGACATGTATAACCCCCACGATCCTGTTCTTGTAGATCAAACGGGAGAGTATAGAGATACTCTTCGTCCCCCGTATCATTGGTGTTGTTGGAAAACCGAATTGGCTCAAAGTGAACAGTTTGTCGAAACGTATTCACAGACAGGTCAGTCGTGTGAAGATATTCAGTGGTTGTCTAGACTTTACCCAAAGGTTTTACGATCATGTAAGTCCGATGAATTTCTTCATGTTTATCAGTGGTCTACAGAAGAAACCGAATCGGTGGTAACACAATGAAAAAACTTATTACTTTTTCTGTGTGGGGAGATGATCCCTTTTACCTTGATGGTGCATACAAAAACGTAGAGTTGGCCAAAGAGATTTATCCCGACTGGATTTGTCGGTTCTATGTTGCTGGTAAAAACACACCAACCGAAATTGTCGATCGTCTTATGGAGTACGACAATGTTGAAGTCGTTGTTAAAGACGAAGTTGGTTCTCATAATTTTACGATGTCTAGATTTACTGCTTGCGATGACGAAGATGTTGAGTGTTTTATTTCTAGGGATACTGACTCTCGTTTATCTGTTAGAGAGAAAGAAGCAGTTGACGAATGGTTGGAGTCAGATAAAAATTTCCATATAATGAGAGATCATCCTTATCATGTTGCCGCAATTATGGCTGGTATGTGGGGGATGAAAAAGACTGCAAGAATTAAAATGCAATCTAAGGTAGAAAAGTTTATTAGAGGAAAATACCACGAAGACAAGAAGGGTGTTGATCAAGCGTTTTTGTGGGGTTTAATTTGGCCTCTTGCTATGGAAGACAACATTACTCATGATCCTTTCTATACAGAGAACGCTCCTTTCCCTACACCAGAAAGAAATTCCGAGTCAATGGTTTACTACATTGGAGAGTGTGTGACCAAGGACGATGAACTGTGGTCGCAGTCTGATCGTGATGCTTTGGATAAGGTTGAAAATGCAAACTAAAGTAATAATGTCTTGCGACGACAACCCATACTACTTAGAGTTTTGGCCTCTGGTTGCTAGAGTCTGGAGGGAAAGAATAGGGTACGAACCCGTTCTTGTTCATGTTGGAGAAACCCAAGTATCCGATGAACACGGTCAAGTCGTAAATGTAAAACCCGAGGAAGACTATCAGATTCATACTCAGGCACAGTTGGCGAGATTGTGGTATCCGCAGTTTGAACCTGAGACCCTATGGATAACCAGCGACATTGATATGTTTCCCGTCTCTCGATCTTATTGGAGAGAAAACGTAACCAATGAGTATGATTGGTGTAATCTAAACACAAACCTAAAAAACTACTTTCCTTTGTGTTACAATGTCGCCTCTGGAGAAAATTTCAAAACCATTCTGGGTGTAGAAGAATCTTTCTCTGACTTCATGGAAGATGTTACTTCAAATTTCAATGAGGGGACAAGACACACACCTGAAAATTGGGACGGCGGAGCAATGGAATCTTGGGGTCTAGATGAACAGTTTGTTTCTCTGGTTATTTCTTCGCACCGTGACAATGGGGGAAGAGTTAGTCAGCCTATGAGACCTAGTGGTTTTCATAATGGAAGAAGACTGGACAGAATAAACTGGAATATTGAAGTTGACAAAGTTACGAATGATTGGTATATTGACTGTCACTCGCTGCGTCCCTATGATAAGCATAGAGATCAGATAGATAAACTTTTGGAACTTTTATGAACCACTATACTATTTTAATGATGGGATACAACTCTCGTCCTTGGATCGAAGAATCTGTAAAATCGGCATTATTACAGAACCACGATAACTTTGATGTCATTGCAATTGACGCACAAACAAATGACGGAACGTATGAATGTCTTCTTGAAAAACAAGATGAATATGAAAATCTAAAAGTCATCCGTAACGAAACTAGAAAGTATCAAACACAAAATGTGGTTGAAGGATCTGAAATGGCCCGAGAAGGGTCTATCATTGTAACTCTAGATTTTGATGACTGGTTGCCTCACGACAATGTTCTAACGACATTAGATAAGTATTATACAGAAGATGTATGGATGACATATGGTTCCATGTACAAAACAGGTACAAAGGATGTTGTTTGGGGACACGATCGTTACCGTGATGATATTGTAAACAATAATGCATTCCGTAAAGATCGTTGGAGAGCAACACACTTGAGAACATTTCGTCGGGACTTGGTATTGAACATAAATACTGATGACTTCATTGACATAGATGGAGAGTGGTTTAAGGCTGCTGGTGATTTGACTTTTATGTGGCCAATGCTTGAGATGTGTGGAGACAGATTTGTTTTCATTCCAGAACCTCTTTACGTTTATAATGAACACAATGAAAACTCTGACTGGCGTAAAGTGCCACATGAACAATTGAGAATTGAAAAATTGCTGAAAGAACGGCAACCATATGAAAAACTAAATTCGTTATGAACCCACTGACTCTCCTAAAGAATAATCGATTCGATATTCCAGCAAAGCACCTATACGCAAGGTATAGAGATGCAGGTTATGATACGTCCTTTGGTGAGGATGTATACGCATCACATCTAAATGCATGGAACAGTTTCAATGAATTAGACAACTCTAACAAGAATACTTACGAGAGTTTCAAATCTACTTTCGATAACATACTCGATTCAATTTCTACTGATGGGTTTGATTCGACGAAAGGAACTTTACCAGTTTATGAGAACTATCTGATAAATGGTTCACATAGAGTTGCAGCATCTATACTATACGACAAAGAAGTTGAGACACACGAAGCAACGGAAAACGAAGGACAATTAGATTGCAGTAGCAGTATGTTTGCATCTAGGGGTTTGTCTACGTTTAATCTGGATGCAATGGCAACTGAGTATGTAAGACTGGTTCCGAATACATTAGTTGTCACCTTGTTCCCCTCCGTGACACACGACAATGAAAAGATTCAATCAGCATGGGAACTGCTAAACAAGACTTCTGATGTTGTCTATGCGAAGTCTTTCGATTGGAAAAACAATGCGCCTCTGAATCTCATCCGACAGATATATCTGGGCGAAGATTGGGGATTGGGATGGCCTCAGAACTTTGCTGGGTTTGCCTATAAAGCAAAACTTTGTTTCACTACAACTGCACCCGTTCTTTCTTTCTTGATTGTACCACATGAGTCTGTAGACATGGTTCAGTTGAAAGAATCTATCCGAAACATCTTCGGTATAGGAAAGCATTCGTGTCATATCAACGACACGCATGAAGAGACTATGAGAATTGCAAGACTATACTATAACGAAAATAGTATTCATCACATGAACAATGCAAAGCACGTTCATTACAATTCTTTTCAGTGTATGTTTGACTACTACCGAAACTACATCCGAGATAACAATTTAGATCCAGAGAACTATTGTGTTACTGCCAGTTCTGTTCTTTCATTGTACGGGTTACGAGAGGGAAAAGATTTGGATTATCTACACCGTGATCTTGATATTCAAGGCCATCATATGGTCCACAGTCACAACGAAGAGTTAAGCAAATATACAATGGGTAAAGATGAGATATTGTTTGACCCAAAGAATCACTTCTGGTATGATGGTGTTAAAGTTGCATCTCTTGGTGTGATACGAGAACTAAAAGAAAAAAGAAACGAACCCAAAGATGTTCGAGACATTCAGTTAATGAAAGAAGTAATATGAATAATCTTAAAGTATACATTCCGACATGTGATCCTCATTTATTTGCGATAGAGGGATTTGCATACTTTTTTAACAAATATTGGGGCGAAGATTTCGATGTAAAAGTTTTAGGATTTTCGGAACCCGAATTTGAACTGCCCTCTAATTTCGAATTCATATCTATGGCAAAAGAACAAGTTGGTCGTTCAAAGGGATGGTCCAATTATATCATAGATTTTTTTGAGTCGATTGATGATGAGCATTTTATATTCGGTATTGATGATTTTTATATGGTAAGACCTTTTGATCGTGAGGTATATGAAACTCTTTTGAAAGAAATTTCCGATGAAAAGGTTGGAAGAATAGATCTACAACCATCAATTCAACATTGTAGGAATCCAGAGGATGTTAGTGTTTACAAAGAGTTTGATGATTTTAAAATCTTAGAACTTAGACAAAGATCTGCTGCTTCTTTTATCTACAGAATATCAGGACAGTTTTCAATCTGGAATAGAGAATATTTTCTAAAAAATCTACAACGAGACTGGACAGTACATCAGTGGGAAATAGTTGGCGGAAAATTGGCAGAGGGTGATGGATATAAAATCTTAGGTACGGCGGATCGCTGGTGTGCAAAAAAAATTGAATTGGTCAGTGATAATCAATATCCTGGCAAGTTGAATGTTTTTGGTATGCGGGAAGAAGACATAAGTAAAGTGAAAGAATTTTACTCGCACAGATCTGAAGAAATTGGTAATTTTAAAACAGAGCGAGCCATGGATATAATATACGGAGAGTGATAATGGGTATTGTTAGTCCTGATAAAAAGTATTTGGTAACGGGTGCCTCTGGATTTCTTGGTGAAGCCCTCCTTGCTAGACTAGAAAATTTTGGTTGCACTAATGTGGTAACTGTCTGTCGTAATGAGGGGAATCTGGTACAAACTAAGCAAAACTTTCCGTGGTTGGAAATTGTGCCTGGAGATATTTCTCACCCTCATTGTTTACACAAGACTATTGAAGATGTTTCTGGTGTTTTTCACTTGGCGGCATTCAAGCATGTTGGTATGGCGGAAACACATACGCGAGAGTGTATCGCCAGTAATACGATAGGGAGCATGAATCTTCTCGATTTAACTCTAGGAAAATCCTTAGACTTTGTGCTGGGAATTAGCACAGACAAAGCAGCACAAGTAGTGGGTATGTACGGTGCAACGAAACTTCTCATGGAGGGACTGTTTCATGAGTATGCAAGAATAAACCCGAACACAAATTATAGAATTGTTCGTTATGGGAATGTTCTATATTCTACTGGTTCTGTTCTTTGTAAATGGAAAGATCTTCTCTCGCAAAACAAAGAGGTGATTGTAACTGATTCATCCGCTACTAGATTTTTCTGGACCCGTGAACAAGCCATTGATTTAATTTTCTCTTGTCTTGAGAATTCAACAGACACAACTCCATATTGTCCAGATATGAAAGCCATGAAAATTGAAGATCTTCTACAAGCGATGGCAAATAAATATCTTCCCTCAGATGGGGAACTGAAGATCAAAACAATAGGACTTCAAAGGGGCGAGAATCTACACGAAAAGATTCTAGAGGAAGGTCCGTATTCAAACGAAGTTGAATTGTATAGTGTCTCTGAAATTGAGGAAATGGTGTGAAAAATATCGTTATACTCGCCGGCGGTCCACCCAAACCAAATCGCAATCGTCATCTGGAATTATTTGATGGTCAGGTTTTAATTGACAGGTTAATTAATAAATGCCGAGTTGATGATACCAGACTTTATGTTGTAGTTAATGAAAGCAACATAGAGTTACAAAATCATGTTGCATCGTATGAAAATATTGATACAATCATTCCAAAGGGTGATAAGATACGAAGTACCTTTGAGGCTGCTTTATCTGTTGAAGGTGATTGTATTTTAGTTTGTGGTGACCTTGTTCAATTGCAGAATGGTGATGTGGAGAAATTTGTGACAAGCGAATATGAGTCTGCTCTTTGTCGTTATCAACATGCATGGGGTCCACACCTCCAATCATCGACTGGATTAATTAGACGGGCAGATATGGGTGATTGTATTAATATGATTTCCGAATCTCACAAAAAATATTTTTTGAGTGAGGAGAATTACTCATGTGCAATCAAGTATTATCGCCAATTTCATCCTCATAAACCTCTTGACGAATATTTCTATAACGATGTTGGTACATTTATGTCATACGCATTTTACAAAAATATTTGGTCAACACCAGACAACAATTCGGACAGCACAAAGGGCACAGTTTATTTTGAACACGATGTGTATAAGGACAATGATTAATGAATAACTGGGAAAATGCATTTGGAAAAGTTTTAAAGAAAAATTTCTTCACTATTGACGAAGTAGAAAACATTAAGGATATGGTCTTTACCCTCACTAACGAAGAAGATAGGAAAGAATACATCTGGAAGTTTTATGAACCAGATAACACCACAGTTAATAGAATTGAATATTTTGTTAACCACCACAGTGGACTAAAGAATATTGCCAATTCTGAAAAAGTATTAAATGTAGTCAATGAGTTAATGGGCGAAGAATCAATTTTGTTTAAAGACAAAATCAACTACAAATATCCAGGCGGTGAAGGATTTCAACCACACCAAGATATCACTGCTGGTTGGGGAAATTATACAAATAAGCATGTAAGTTTTGCTCTTCCATTATGTGATACTGATGATGAAAATGGTGGAATATATTTCGGTGACACTATCACAGAACAACTAACACCAAATTTCACCGACCTAACATTGGAGTTAGATTATAAATTGATTTGTACGTCTTTAGGTGATGTCATCTTCTTCGATAGTTATGTTCCACACGCTTCGTATGATAACAAAACTAAAATCCCAAGACCTTTTTTGTTTTTCACTTATACACCAAAAGCAGAAGGTGATTTTTATGAACAGTATCATATTGATAAATTTAAAAATGTTCCACCCGATATCTACAAAGAAAAAGGTAAATCATATCGGTCTGGTAACACCAACGTAGAAAAAGTATTTAAATGAAAAATGATTAGTGAGAAGAAAAGAGAAAATTATGAGAAATATAGTCATCCCTATGGCTGGTTTGGGAAAAAGATTCTCAGACGACGGGTTCACGCGACCCAAGCCACTAATTGAAATTAACAATGTCCCAATGATCCAGAAGGCAATTGAGTCGATTGGAATTGACGGTCGTTACATCTTTATCACAAGAAAAACAGAACACTCAGAAGAAATCCATGAGCATCTCAGAAGGATCAAACCAGACTGTTTAATTCGTGAGATTGATTATGTCACTGATGGCCCGTCTTCTACAGTCAACCTTGTTCGTGATGAAATCAACAACGACGATCAGTTGGTGGTTGCTAACTGCGATCAGATTATGTGGTGGGACGGTGCCGCCTTCATTCACTACTGTCAGTACTATGGTTTCGATGGGGTGATTGTCACATACTTCTGTGACTCAACTAAAAACAGTTATGCAAGAATTG